AATAGAATGAAGTCTGAACAGTATGCTGAGATTGCCGCTTCTGTAGGTGCAATTACTGCCGGCGTCGCGGGTGGTGCGGCTTTAAAGAAACTTTTTAACGGTGATTTAAAATCTGCAATCGGGTCCTTCATTGAAAAAGGAGCAATAGGTACTGCTGCTGCCGGTGTTATTGCTTCGGTAGCTGATTCCTCTACTCAAGTTAGATTACTAAGTGCGATTGAGCTTGTGACTCAGACACCCCCGATTGCAGCATATGGGGCATCATATGACCAAGAAGATGTAGGTGCAGTCGGTATTTTTGGCCAAGAAGGAGGTTTTATGGAGGCACTTACCAGCCCAGGAGCCTCTGCCGAATATCTTGCAAGAGGTGCGATTTCTGCAGCAGCCCAGCTACCAGCAGCTGCTGGTGTAAATATAAACGTGGGTGCTGCTATTGAAGCAACTTCTAAGAAAGTTGCTAACCCATATAGAGAGCAGTTATTTAAAAATATGGAATTTAGAAAGCATAGTTTCAGTTATCAGTTTGCTCCTAAAAACAAAGCAGAACTTGAAAGCGTAATGGAAATTATACAGCTTTTTAAATATCATATGCACCCTGAAAAAACTGCTGACAGATTGTTTTTGATATATCCTTCAGAATTTCAAATAGAATATCGTTATAATGGTACAGATTTCGTGGGCCCTCCTGATGGCGGCCAATTTACTCAGACAAGTAGAAATACATGGTTGAGTAAAATCGGTTCTTGTGTACTGGAAAATATGAGAGTGACTTACGGTAATCAAGACTTTGTAACTATCAAGGGAACGTACGGTGCTCCTGCATTTATTAATATGGAACTTACGTTTGCTGAAACTGAACTTCTTACAAATGATCGTATAGGTCAAAACTTTAGGGATAGCTTCTAATGTATTTTAAATCTATTAAAAATATATATTACCCTATTGATGGTAAAATTGTAAATGTCAAAGACATATTTGTTAGGGTTACAAACAAGTCACCGAAAGTAAATAAAGTAACACTTACTTCATATCGTATAGCAGACGGGGAAACTCCTGAAATTGTTGCTCACAAATTCTATGGCAACACAAGACATCATTGGATTATTCTTCTAGTAAATACTATTGTAGATGTTTATGATGAATGGCCTATACCAGATAGAGAATTAAAAACTTTATGTGAAGATAAGTATGGTGAAAATGGATCAGGACTAATAAATCATTATAGACAAAGTACAGGAAACAGATTTATAGTAGATTATGATGCAGCGGGACTTGCTAATGGTAGTATAGAAGAGGTTACTAATTACACATATGAATATGAAATAAATGAAAAGAAAAGAAACATTATGTTGTTACGTCCCGAATATGTAAAAGACTTTGTAAAAACATATAAAAAATTAGTGAGTAGCTAGTGCAAGACGACGAGGTTTTACAATTTGCAGGTGAAGTCGATGTTGAAGAAGTTTTCATAACCTCTTCTCAAAATCCTTCTAATGTTGATCTTACCAATTTTATGGTAGAATTTAATCTGTATGAAGATTTATTTTCACCTACTATGCACGGCGATATTGTTATTAGTGATTCAAATAACTTAATCACTGAGTTACCTATGATAGGCACAGAACTTATTACGGTAAAATTCAGAACACCTACACTGCTCGATGTACCCGAAAATATAATCGAAAAAACTTTTCAAGTATATTCTATAACTAACCGAACGCTAAACAACGACAGATCACAATTTTATGCTTTAAATTTTATGTCAGTAGAAGCATACTCTGACAATGCTGTTGCTCTTTCTAAAACATTTGATGGAAATACGGCTGATCTTGTAAGTAAACATTTTGAAATGATACAAGGTAAACGTAGAGTAGATCAGAATAGAAAAACTGGTTTGGTCATACATGACACTCCTCATGCAAGTCAAATAAGATACACCTCATGTTATTGGAGTCCTATTAAAAATATAATGTTTATTGGCCGAAGAGTAAAAGGCGCACAGATAGGCATGGGGGATTTTATATTCTTTGAAACAAACAAGGCATTTTATTTTACTAGTTTAGAATCATTAATAGCAGACCAAAGAACTGTAGGTGTGTTTGATGAATATGTGTACGAATTACAACCTGATTCTATACCTAGATTCAATCCCGACAAATACGGAAATACTTTTCCTTCTAGTATGACACGAATAGAAGAAATGACAGTACCAAAAGTCATTGACGTTTTAGATGGACAGGATAGTGGATACTACGGTCAAGTGAACAGAGGATATGATATGTTCACTAAGAAAATGTCTGAAAATATTTTTGATGCTAGACAACAGTTAGGAAACTTTGTAAGGACTGAGAACGGTGTTCCGATTCCTTCTGATATATTGTTGGATCCTCAAACACAAACACAATTTGTTTCATATAATAGTGGACTTTACAATACATATGGATTAGATGCTGAAACACACGATCCAAAAATTATGTTTAGAAAATCTTATCTAAATTCTTTCAATCAGTTTAAGTTTGAAATTACTATTCCTGGAAGAACAGATATAGAAGTGGGACAGTTAATTAGTATTCTGTATCCTGCTGCTAAAACAAAACTGGGTGACGAAACAGAAATAGATGACGTATTTGATCCTTTGTTGACAGGACAATATATAATATCAGCATTACATCATACAATCACAACTGAAAGACACGTTATACGTGCTGAAGTTATTAAGAATGGATTAACAAAATCTCTAGGTGAAGTGAAATGATAGCTCCAAATTTAAAATGGTGGATAGGTATTGTAGAAGACAGAGCCGATCCTGAACAACTAGGTAGATACAGAGTACGTGTACTAGGATATCACACGGCTAACAAAATTACCTTACCTACAGCAGAATTACCCTGGGCAACTTGTATTATGCCTGTTTATTCACCCGGTATGTCAGGAATTGGACAGAATGCTATGTTACTTGAAGGTAGCACAGTATTAGGTTTTTTTGCTGACGGTAACGAAGAACAACAGCCTGTGATAGTTGGTTCTTACATGGGCTTTCCAACAGAAAGACAAGAAAATCCTGAAGTGGGATTCAATGATCCCTTTCATACATACCCATTAAACGGAGAACAAGAAGGTCGCAATACACTGAACGAACCCGACACTTCTAGATTAGCTAGAGGCAAGAAGGCAGAAGATCATTATTCTTTATTGAATAAAAGAGGAACAAGAACAACAGAAATTCCTAGAGGATTAGCCCCCGAGGTTCCTTCAGTCAGTGACAATTTGCCAGGTGCTACATACGAAAGAGAAACCTGGGACGAACCACATCCTCGTTTTGGTTCTACCGATCAAGGAACATATACTCCTGCAGGTGAGCAACCTACATTTGAAGATGGAACAACCTCTGTTTATCCTTATAACAATGTGTGGGAAACAGAACAGGGTCACATTAGAGAGGTAGACGACACTCCAGGAAATGGTAGAATACATGAGTATCATAATTCAGGCACATTCTATGAAATACAAGCTGACGGTAAAAAAATTACTAAAATTGTAGGTGATGAATACGAAATTACATTAAAGAATAGAAAGGTCTATATTGCAGGCAACTGTGATGTTACAATTGCCGGAAACGCTAAGATGTATGTGAAGGGTGATATGTACACTGAGGTTGACGGCAATCAGTTTAATACTATACGTGGTAACCGTGTTACTAAGATTGGTGGTAACGATTTAACAGAAATACTTTCTGATTCTAATACACAGATAAACGGCAACAGAGCCGTTCGTGTTACATTGAATGATGTTGAAACTGTATTGGGTTCTCAAACCCATTCAGTAGGACTTACTAAGACCACTACTGTTAGTGGAAATGTTAGTGAAAGTCATTTGTCAAACATGAATACTACCGTCGGTCAAAACATGACAATAATGGTAGCAGAAAATGGAAATATAGGTACAGGTGACAATATGTCTATCGGTGCAGGCGGCAAGTCAACATTTAGATCAGAAGACGACCAACTGATACAAACTGCCGGCAAGCAAGACATATTCGTTACAGGCGGAAATCAAACTGTAAATGTCAGCTCTGGTAAGGTAGACATGGACGCTTCTAGTAATATAGAAATTACAGCAGGCGCCATAGTAGACATAGACGGATCTAGAATAGATCTGAACTAGGAAAGTTTATGGCAAGCAATGTAGCAAGAAAAACCGACACTGTTAGTAATATTAGTCACGGCTGTACAACTCAGGGACAAATGGATTTAGTTTCAACTAATGTATTTGCCAACGGATTGGGGGTAGCAAGACACAGTGATAAAACCGATCAACATACTATTCCAACAAAAACTTTAGATGGATACGATGAAGGTGTACCTCAATATTCATATCCTTGTTTACCGCATAGAGGATCTTTGTCATCCTCTGCCAGTACAGTATATGTTAATGGTAGATTAATAGGAAGAAAAGGAGACAGCTGTGACACTGGAACAGTGTCCCAGGGTTCCGGAGATGTTTTTGCAGATTGATAGGAGATTAAAATGAGTTGCGGTCCGGCAGAAGGTGCTAAAGCATTAGCAGCTAAAGTAGATGCAGTCAATGACAAAATTGACTCAGTTATCAGTGATGCACAACAAGGTATTGCGTCACAAGTATCTAGTTTGAAATCTACAATACAGGGTGAAGTAACCGGTATGACTGATTCTCTAAAGAAACTGATTCCTGAAATACCTAAAGTCCCCGACAGTTTACAAAATGATGTAACAAATATAGTCAAAACATTGCTTACAGGTAAACTCGCTGCTGCTGATTTAGCAAACGATCTAAAAAATCTAGAAAAGAAATGGGGAAGTTTAGATTTAGGAGATATTGATTTAAATAATTTGCCACAGCTACTTAGATCAGGACAATTAGATTTAGAAAGTATATGTAAGAAAATACCTAACTTACAGAAAGAAGGGGTTGATGTTATTATCAAAGGTGCTCCTGTTACTTTTCCTGAGATCGATGCAGTCAGTATTATTCGTGGCGGTAATATTCCTAAGGTGATAGATCCTATCATAAAAGTTGACATTGCCAGAGCAAAAAGAGAAGCCGGGGAAAAATACTTAAATATTGTAAAACCTAGGTTCGGCGGCGACTAACGGATATAAATACAGTTATGTCACAGGAAAATAGTATACAGCCAAAAACACTAGTAGCCAAGGTATTCAAAGACCTTGACTTAGACTTTACTGCTAATCAAAGATCTGGTGTGTCAAAAAAGAATGATCTCAACGCTATCAAACAAGCATTAAAAATACTTGTGTTGACTGATTTTTATGAAAGACCTTTCTATCCAACAAAAGGTGGCAATTTGAGAGGAATGTTGTTTGAAAATATGACATATATGATGGCAAATACTATGGCTAAGGCTATACAAAATTTAATTGAGACGTATGAACCAAGAGCAAAAATTGAATATGTGGATGTTATTCCTGATTATGATGCCAACGCATATAGTGTTATTATAGAATTTTATGGTAGAAACGTAAATAAACCTGATAGACTGTCACTAGAATTAAAAAGGTTAAGATAACAAATGGCACAGTTAAATGTTACAGAATTAGATTTTGACAATATCAAACAAAATTTAAAAACATATTTGTCTAGTCAGGATGAATTTACTGACTACGATTTTGAGGGCTCGGCTCTTTCTGTTTTGTTAGATGTATTAGCATATAATACTCACTACAATGCTGTGCTTGCACATATGCTTGCAAACGAATCCTTTATTGACACTGCGGTTAAAAGAAGCTCTGTAGTTTCTCTTGCAAAAGCTTTAGGGTACACTCCTCGTTCTACTAAAGCAGCAACGGCTACAATAAATTTAAGTATTACGCCTGATGCTAACTATTTGTCTTCAAATAGTGTATTTACTTTATCTAGAGATACACAATTCACAGCAAATGTAGAAGGTACTTCGTATACATTTTATCCGTCAGAAGCGGTAACACAAACTATTCAGGATATTAACGGAACAGATCAATTTGTATTTAATAATTTAGTTATTAAAGAAGGTACTAGAATTACAAATAGATATGTTGTAGCAGCAGGTAAAGAACTAGAGCCGCTGATTATACCCAATGAAACTGTGGACATTTCTACTATTCGTGTACGAGTAAGAGAAACAACCTATGCTACGGATGTTACTACTTACACTGTAAATTCTAGTTTGCTTTCATTGAATAGTTCTTCAACTATATTTTATATTGAAGAAAACAATGAAGGACAATATCAAATCTATTTTGGTGACGGTGTTATAGGTAAAAAATTAGAAGCGGGTAATCTTGTAACAGTAGATTATCTTGCAACAGCGGGTCCTGATGGAAACAAAGCAAATACTTTTAGCATAACATCTACTTTAACTAACTCAGCCGAAACAAAAACGGTTACTACTGTAAACTCA